CTGCTAAGTTAGCTCCTATTCCAGCAATCCCAGTACCTACGCCAGAGATATCTCCAGCCAGCTGTCTTGCCGCAGCAGATCTGCCTTGACCCAAACCAAGCAAGTCTTGAGCATATTGTCTTTGAGCGTCAGATCCTTGAGCTCCAAACCCAGCTTCTAACTGAGCCCCTCTTTGAGCTGCTGATCTTTGATTTTGTAATTCTTGTAACGCCCTTTCTTGAGCAGTATTAAATCCGCCAGATCTAATTTTGCTTAACACGTCGCCTAGACCTCTGCCTAAAGATTCTTGTCTTTCTTGAGCTGTTAGCCTAGCTCTTGAACCAAACGCTGATTCGCCACCTCGAGAAATATCGGATGCCCTTTGTTGGATGTCCTGCATTTCTCCAGCTTTTAAAACGTCTTGAATAGTTTGGTTAACCACTTGTTGTTCAAATGGATTGTAGAACTGACCCGCCATTCTTGGATCGTAACCACGTAAAGATTGACCAAGAAGCTGTCTGGCTGATGGGCCGCCAAAACCTAAACTGCCAAAAAGACCGCCAAGTCCTGAACCTAATTGTTGTTCGGCTTGTCCAAAGTAAGGTTGTTGCATGCCGTAAGCAGATCTATAGCCACCTAAAGACTCATCTAATAAACCTCTTTGCGTACCTAAGTCAGAGATGCCTTGTTGGATTAAACTTTGCTGCCTATCTAAAAATGGTTGATAAGAGCCAATACCTTGTTGGGCTAACTGTCTTGCTTGTTGCTCTTGCGCTGATAATCCTGCTGTTTCTTGTAAGATAGCAGGTTGATCTAGATAAGCTTTTTGAGCGGCTCTTGTCGCTTGATTAATTAAACCTGGCGTATCAGTAGAGCCAAAATATAATTCTCTTACCGCAGGATCAGAAATAACCTCTCTTCTGTCTAAAGCCTGTAAAACAGGATTCATTGGTTCAGCCATTATATTGCCTCAAAAATATTCATTAACTCGCGCATATTTTTTACGCCTTCTTCACGTGAGGCGCTACCACCTTTAATAAGCTCGATACCAGATTTAGTTTTATTAACGTCAAATGCTCCAGCTCCGCGTGTAGCTTTGGCAGTCATTACAAACTCACCATCACTTAACATCGCTGGTATATCATCTGAAGTGCCAGTACCTGGTCCAGCGGATTCTCCGCCTTCACGCATATCTAGTCTTCCATATTTACAACATCGCCTTTTGCAAACTGTAAAGCTACAGGTGCAGGAGCTAAACCAAAGTCTGCTCTACTACCGCCTGTTCCTAAGTTTTGGGCCATTTGGTATCTACCTAATTGATCCATTGTTACTTTAGGAGTTTCTGCTATACCACCCATTCTTTCTTTAGATGCGTCGTAAGCAATTTTACCAGCCAAACCTGCTAGGCCCATAAGTCCAAGGTTGCCGCCAAACATACCGCCGCCCCCACCTTGACCTGGAGAGCCGCCTAAAAATCCTCCACCCGCTCTTACAGGGTCTGAAGGTCTACCTTTAATCATATCTTCAATAAGCCCTAACTGGCTTTGACCTGGTTGGTCTGGTCTAATTACATTTTTAACTGTATCTAAAAATCCACCTCTGTTGCTTAAATTAGCTTGAGGTGTATTAATTATATTTCCAGATCGATCCATTACTCCCATATCAACCAATTGTTGATAATCGTAAGTGTTTCCAGCAGCATCTACATACATGCCGTCTGCACCTATTTCTAATCCTTCTGGAACTTGAGGTCCGCCAAACAAACTGCCAATACCTTTTCTTACGTTGCCGAAAAGACCAACTTTATCTTGCCCTGGAAGTACAAATTCTTTTACGTTGCCAAATATTCCAACGCCGTCTGCACCTGGGGTAATAAATTCTTTTGCTCTAGAGAAAAAACTGCCTGTATTTGCTGGAGTTGATCCTCCTGTTGGAGTTCCTCCAAAGAGCTTGCTACCTCCGTAACTTAAAGCGCCACCTAACAAAGCTTCTTTTGTTGATAAGCCTGAGGCTTTACCAGCAACTGTTGTTAAGGCTGCTTTAGCTAAAGGGCCAACACCAGGGATAAAGTTGACTGCTACAGGAGCTACTTTTTTAACTATCTTTTTAGCTTTTTTCCAAATATTAGATAAAAATCCAAACTCAGGTAGACCCGTTAAAGGGTTTAAATCCATACTGCCATTTCCAACCAAGAATTGATTAGGATCAATCCCGTACTTAGAAATAGATTTTTGAATTGCTTGTTTTAAAAGTGGGTTATCGCGTAAAGCTTGAGCTGGAACGATCATCTCATCTGGCGCTACGTGAGCCAAATAAGTATCTTCGTTTCTGCCTAAAGCTGCAATTCCTTCTAGTTGCTGTCTTTGTCCGTTGTTTAGCATACCTTGTTCCATATGTTATATTATCATTTTACAAGGTTATTGTAATATTTCCGTTTGTTTTTACCGAAATACTACCGAGTAAACCTTGGGCTTCGTATCCTTGAGGATTGGGTTCATCCATTAAATCAATAAACTCAGTCCCGTTAAATACTTGCAACACTTGGGTTGTCGTATTAAAGATTAGCGTGCCAAGATTAAAATTTAACTTATCACGTTGAGTAGTTGATAATTGCAAAGTATTATCAGGGTCTACTGCTCCTAAGTTTATCTCTAAAATTCTTATAAGTCTATTAAAAGTAGAAGAAGTAACGCCCTCTCCTTGCGCTTGCGGGAGCTGAGTTGGAAGTAGCTTGCTCATCTCCTTCCGTCAGTTCTGATATCTATTCTTGTTGCGCCGAGTCTCCAGCCAATTCCTAAATTACCGTTGTTTGCGGCGTCATCATCTGATTCAAACCTAAGAACCATCTGCCTTGCTCGGCCTCTAACGTAAGCTTGTTGAGTATTGGCTTGTATAGCGCTAGTAGAGTTGGTTGTTAAAGAATCTCCAGGAAAGTTTCTTGTTTTAACAACAATATTAACTGAGCCATTTTCGTTAGCATTTTGGATAAACTTAAAGTCGGGTATGATTCTTCTAATAAAAGTAAACTGCTCGCCATCACCTATATCAAAGTCAGAGCTTTCAATAAACACATTCGTCATCGGGGAGCCATCATCGTCAAAGCCTACTTCTTGTTGATACAAGTACCCATTACTAACTGCTCTAGGAAAATTTTCTATACCAGCATCTAGCCAAGCAGTTCTGCTTAATTGGCCATACACCCAAGTTTGTTCTGCATAATTATAAATAACATATCTGTCTATTTCGTTGCTTGAAGCAGAACAATAGAACCAACCAACTTCATTTTTATCAGCGATTGTAAAAGCGTTAATTTTAAAAGATTGCGTAAGGTTAATATCGTTGAATACGTAATTATGAACGCTGCAAGGCAAAGTTTGTACGCTACCGCTATAAGAGTAAAAGTTATTATAGCCCATCCAGTAAACAGCAGAAGTGGCTGTTACTGCGGCTTTTGGGCCTACCAAGCCAGTACCCTCGTTAATTAAATTAACCGAGAATGTAAACGGCGGTCCAACAAACTGCATGCTGTATAAAGCAGTATCAGTCCAAACCAATACCTCTTGTCTTGATTTAACAGCTCCAATAATTGAAGAGCCAGAAGATAATCTTAAAGATCCAGCAGTATTAGTAATTGTTGGCTCAAAGTCTAAATTGTTTTCTTGATCGCTAAAAGCAATTAACATAGGATCAACTGTTCCTGTTCTAGCTGAGCCTGCATCATTAATTGGGTCAGCGCCTAAAACAATTAAATGCCTGTCAATCTCCGAGGTGATAACTTGTAAGCCAACCGTAGGCACTAAATTAGCACCAGCTATTCCAGACATATCAACGGCTCTTGTTCCAACGCCGTTGTTTTCAGTCCATTGATAAATACCTCCACCCCTAACATTTATAATTAAGTTTTCGCCAAAATTATCGTGAGTCCAAAGTCTTAATTGGTTAGTGACAGATAAAGCAGTAACAGAACCAAAAGTTCCTTCGCCCCATCCATTTAAACCCCAACCAGTTCCAGGAACATAAACATCAAGACCTACATTTATTTGGTAAGTTCCAACCGTAGAACCTCCACCATTACCGCTATCTCCAGCCGCAGCCAATACTGGATCGCCGTTAGTGTCTTTGGCTTCAATCGTATAAGAGTTAGCATTTACTATTGTAGCTATTTGATATTCTTGATTAAGGACTGTAGCAGTAATATTACCGCCAAGAGATGCTGCTCCAGAAAAAGTTACAAAGTCATTTGCTACAGCCCCATGAGCTGTATCAGAGACAGTAATTGTCGCGTCTCCGTTTCCAACTTTAGCAAAAGTAACATCTCCAGCGCTTGTTGTAGATCTTATTGGTGTAACATCATTAAAAGAAGAGCCTTCTTCTATATAATATTTAAAGGTTGTACCCAAACCTAAATATTTAGTTCCGCTTAATGCTACCCAAGAATGCAAAGCTCTACAAGTTCCTAAAAAAGTATTAAGGTTTTCTTTTGCCCAGCCGCCAAATTTTTCTGGCAAACCTTTTCTAAATCTTACAAGATTAATATCAAACCAACCGCCTTCGTTACTATAATCAGTTCCTTCTCTATTTATCCCTGGTTTAAATAATGTTTTTTGTAACGCCATTTTATATGTGTTCCCAGTCTTTTCCCTCAAACATTAAAGCTTCTGCTTCTCTTCTTCTTGTAAGACCAGCCAAAACTTTGCCTTTTGCTTTATTCCATCTTTTCATTTGAGCAGGAACTTCATCGTATTTTCCTTCATTTAAAACTCTAAGCATGCTAGATTTTTTAAGATTGTTTGGACCTAAGTTGTATGTCCAAGAAACCAAAGCGTCAAACTGACATTGGTTAATTGGAACAGTTACAAAAGAATTAACATAATGCTCATACTCATCTTCTAGTTATTTTGATAGCATGTGTTCTGCTTTTTCTTGGCTCCAAGTGTCACCTTCTTGCACATCTTTGGTGTGACCATAACCAATAGTCCATACGCCTGCTGCACATTTATATGCCTCTAGCTCACAGCCTTCAAAATGTTTTATAATCTCTAAACCTTCTTCTGATATTTTCATTATATTGCTACTACCCCTGTTAAAAAAGCTATTAAAAGCGTTGACATAAAACCAAATGTTCCAAACATTGCCATTCTTAGCGTTCCGTTTAGTTGGTTCATGTCTTGTGTTATCTCTGCTGTTTCTTTGAATATACTTTTCCATCTTTCTTCACATGTTGCCTCGTGAGATTTTAACGATGCATCTACATCATGAGCTGTTTTTCTATTACTCATTTTTATCAGGGGTGTTTGAAGCACCAAAATAAAACGATATAACAGCACTGGCTAGGCCACCTAAGTAACCTAATACTAAATTAATTAAAGCTTCAGAGTTTTG